CAAATACAGAGATTATAAACGTAATCAACCATAACACTCCCTCCGGTAGTGAGCCTAAAGACTCTCTACCTGTTCTCGACCTGAACCTTCAGAACCTGCGTAAGTGGTCAGCAATAGCTGCTCCTTACGACTTGGTTCGTCTAGCACATGTGAACTGTCCCAAGGGACAGCCCACCGGTCGAGTCAGCAGGTTACCTAGAAATAGGCGGCTACTGAAACTTCTTCCAACTCATCATCGCCAACACTGGAAGGAAATCGTTAGGAATTGGGAAGCAATTCGTCTTACCTTTCACCTTACGTGGGGTGAAATCAAGGGTAAACCATACTCGAACCATAATCGTAGGATAATACGACAATGGACGAGATGCTTATCTATGATGCTCCATATAGGTGTGAGACGTTTCGCAAAACAATTTTCAGACGATCTCCGTCACGACTTTGTTTATCCGAAAGAGAAGCAACGAGTTAGGTTTAAGCGAGGGAAGAAAGCGATAGCGATCTTCTTAGCATCTACCTTTGCTCGCGCTTGTATCGTTGGGAAACGAAGTCGCGCCGATGTTCATGAGGAGGTCCTTGCCTGCATTAAGAGGATAACTACTGAGACTCCGGACGCTAGTGAAAGTTTACTGAGTAAGCTAGATTCGTTCATCGTTAAGATGTGCGAAACAGTTAAACATATACCAGACACTTCGCTACCGTTACCTCAGCAGAAATCTTCTTACGAGAGACCTGCAAGTAAAGGAGGAGCAATGATCGAAGCGTATGAGCGATATGGTAGACTCGGACTCACGGAAGAGATGTCAATACATCATCTTGCGCGAGAGGAATATGCCATACGTAAGATACGCGACAAAGGCTTGCTTCTCCACTACCTAAGAGAAGACTATGGCGGTTATTGGATTTGTTCAATGCTTTGGCACGGGCAGCATATGCGGCAAGTGTTCAAGTCATTTTACAAAGACAATAATGCCAAGTACCTTAAGAACCTACCAGTTGCTGGTGCAGCAAACACAACATGTGATGCCTTCTGGCGAGCACATCGTGATATTAGAAGACAGAAGTTCTGTCGACCTTGTCCGATAGTGCAGCCAGATGGGAAGATACGTGTTGCGACACTACATACAGCAAGCGTGGTGTGGATGGCTCGGGCACTGTCTTCTCTTCTCATACCATACTTAAAACGTTTTGGATTCAGTAGAACAATGTTACGTAACGATATAGTAGTGATCAGGAACAAACGTCCCAATACCTATCTATACTCAGCTGACCTAACAAAATCTACAGATCCTATCTCTTGGCGATTGTCTCGTCGCGTGTTGATGAAGATTATCTCTTTGATACCGGACCCTCCGTCCTGGGCCAAAGAGGCAATTATCCACGCAATGGGCAAACAAAAGCTAGAGTACGAAGGCAGCACTTACGATGTCGTATGTGGCGCGTTGATGGGTCTCGGTCCGGGATGGACTGTTCTGACCGTGCTCAACGCGTTCTGTGCTTACAACGCAGGTGCACCTCTGAATTCGTTCAAAGTATGTGGCGATGATCTTATAGGACTATGGACGAAGCGAACGATACGCAGATATGAACAGAATCTTGAGAAGTTCGGCCTAGTGGCCAACAAGCAAAAGTCTTACATATCTGTTGAGCGGGGTGTCTTCTGTGAACGACCAG